GTTTGACTTCCTTTATAAACGTAATAACCTTGTTCTTGTAACCATACGACTGCTAAATTTTCACAAAGACAACCTTTGTTTTTTTTAATCATTTATAATAAGCTGTATTAAAGTTGATCCTAAACCTGTCATTATTAAAGCAGCAGCACCTATAAGTATTTTTTCTAATCTTGCAATTTGTTTAGCCAAGCTTTCTATCTTATCATGTGTTTCTTTTTGCATTATTCTACAAAGTTTTTCGTGATTATCAATACGGATATGTGCTGTGGTAGCTGTAGTTATTTTTTTCTTAGTTGCCATATTTTTTTTCAAACTCCTCTTTTTCAAAATCTCTTTCTTTTTCTTCTTTAGCTCCAGTTACAGCTTCTTTTACTAATTTTCCGCCTTTACCTAAATTAGAAAAAACTGATTGCAAAGCTTCTATTGCAAATTTACCAGATATATCTATCGGATAAAATACATCAGCATTATTTTCCATATCATCCATTCCTCTTACTTCTTCATATTTATCTTTTGCATATTCTTTATAGACCATAGGATTTCTTATAGGATTACCTGTAAACATTTTTCTTGTACCCATACCTCTATTAAATCCTAAATTAGCAATATCTATAAGCTTATCAGCATTAACATATTGTGATAAAGTTTTACCAATACCCTCGCTATTATCGATTTTAATTTTTTTTAAAACTTTATCTATTAAATTAGCTCTTTGATTTATTCCCATATTATCCATAAACCTTGGATAATTTCCGCCTAAAAAGTTTTTCTTAGCTGCCTCTATAAATTTTCCGTAATCAGTAAATAAAAATAAATTGTCAGAATTAATTTTAAATAAATCCATTATACGTGCAACTCTATTTAAGATTAATCTTTTATGGTTTAACGGTCCTGCAAATATATCTACAAATAATCCAGCTTGATTAGCAATATCTGTGATTCCTTTGCCACCTGCTATTGATCCACGTTCCAATGGCTCTTGTAACATTCTAAGAACATTACCCATTTCTAAAAAAGTATTGTAAAAATTATCATTATATAATTGTTTTATTGATCCTCTATTTGCTCTTAAAAATTCTAATAATCTTTCGCCATTAATTGATTCTGTACTTTTATAAATAAATCCACCTGCTTTACCCGAACCAGTTGCACTATCCATCATTTGATTTAAAAATAATGTTCGAATATTTGCTTTAGTTGTATCAGGTAATGCTGACATTAAAGCTGTTATATTTTTTTTATTAGAACTTTCAATAATATGTTTTACAATTTGACCTGGTGCTGAATTGTTTATTATATCTACATTTAAACCAGGTAAAGCTTTTGCAATAGCAGTGTTTTGATCTAATCTAAAACTTTGTGCATCTTCATAACCTTTTACTACTTTGTTTGCTTTTTTGAAAAAAGTATTATATTCTTTTTTACCTAAAATAGATTCATAGTTTTTGCCAAATTTTTTAATAAATTCATCGTGTGTTAATTTTTGTACACCTTCTTTTGGAAAAACATTATTAAAATAATTTCTATATAAAGTATTTTTTATTGTTAAATTAAGACTTTCAGGTATTACTCCACTTTGTATTAATGTTCCAAGTTCATCTGCATTTACTCTAGCAGATATAGAATCATCTACAAATTTTTTAAATAAACTTTCTGATTCTGCAGCAAGTTTTTTACCAGACACTAATTCAGAAAAATCTGTTCTAGTTCCTCCTTGACCAAAATCTTTTCCCCAATTTTTAAATATATTAGTTTTTTTAAGTCCAATTAGTTTAACTTGTTCTTTAAAAGCATTAGCAATTTCACCTGGTGCATTTATTAAATTCTTATAAATAATATCATTCATTTTTCCTTGTAATTGTGTATAAACACCTTTTGCTCTACCCACCGATTGTTCTCCTAAAACATCCATTGCATTTTTCATTGCAAATACTTCTTTTAATGTCAACTTTCCTTGTTTTTGTAAAGTAGAAAAACCTTCAATCAAAGTTTTAAAATCTTTAGCAGTTTCTTTTAAACCTGTTTTATTAAACAAATCTCTTAATTCAATTAATGTATTTCTTTCTTTTACTTTTTTAAATGTTTTTGCAGTCGGTTTAACTGTTTTTACTTTTCCTTTTGGAAAAACATCAAACTCAAAAAACTTCTTATCTTTTTGCATTAATTTTATAACAGGTGTTAAACCTTCTAAATTAATTGGCCCTTTATATGCACTTGTATATCCGTCTATAATTTTATCAACCTCTGTTAATCTTGATTGTAAAGACCTATAAGCATTATCAATAGTAATTCCAAATCTATCTAATATATTAGTTGGTGCATTACCTATTGTGTCTTTTTCTAAATTTAATACATCGTCAGTTTTACTTATTGAATCTAATTCTGCTTTATTTATTGCTGATCTTGAAGCTAATTTAATATCTGCTTCTGCAGCATCTATTATTAAATCTGCTGTTGTATTATCGACATTTTTTAATCCAGTTGTAGATTTAATTATTTTTTCTTCTACTGTTCTAAATGTAGCTTTTTGTTTTATACTTTCTACCTCATCTGCAATTAATCCCTTAGATATTCTAGATTTTTTTTGTAATGCTGGTGATTCTATTAATGCTTTTCCAAGACTTACAGCAAAGTAATCATTTGCTTCTTGTTCTGTTAAATTAAAATTTTTTTGAAATTTATTTTTAACTTTAGTAACCTTTTCTAAAACTTCATTATTTGTTTTTCCTTTTGCATCTACAAATTCTTTTAATGTATTAGAGCTTAAAGAGTTCTTACCAAGTATGGTTGGTAATACTAATTTAGCAGCACCTAAAAAAGCGGCAGTTGCTGTTGCATCTAAAGCAGCATATCTAATCGCCGCATCTTTAGCAACTTTATCAAATTCTTCTGGAGTATACATATCATTTTGTAAACCTAATTTATGATAACCATACATTAACCTTACATATTCTGCTAAACCTCCAGATGCAGCTGAACCCATAACTGTACCAGCAGGACCACCATAACTTCCTAAAGTACCACCAACAATTGATGCAACTATTGGCATAGTATCAGGTCCTGCGTCTGCAATATCTCTTAAACCTATTTCAGGAGAATCAACAGCTGCAAAAAAACCAGTTCCACCTAATTCTTTTGGTATTCTATAAATTAAACCTTGATCTTCTTTTCCACCGAATTTTAAAGTTTGATATTTAACTTCAATACCTTCAGCATATTTATTTATTGTGTCAATATCATAATTTTGTTTTAAATTATCTATAATTAATTTTTTAAAATTTCTTTCTTGTGCCTGTGGATTGTCTAAACCAAAATTTGCAAAATATCTTATGCTTGCGGCTAACTCTGTATCTTTTCCAGCAGCAATACCATTAGATTCAAATAAGTCTTTTCCAGATATGTAACCTGATTCTTGCTCTATACCGACTTCATCAATTAATATTTGACTTGAAGATTTTTTTGCTCTTTCAGAAGCAGGACTAATAAGATCAATGTTTAATCCACTATTAGCAAGAATTGATGCATCTGTTGATTTTTCAGAAGAAGTATCTACTTTAGGATATAAATCAGCAGCCGTACCTTCGAATTCACCAGTTACAATTTTAAATGCAGTCTCTGGATTTACATTATTTGATAATAATGTATCAAAATCTTTTTGTTGTTCTTCATTAAGTTTAGTTTTATCAGCCACATTACTACTCTTTTTTTATTGATATTTTTTAATTATATTTTCATTTGTTTTCATTTTATCTGCTTTACCTTCTAAAAATGCTTCCCAAGAACTTCCTTCGTAATTTTTATCAGCTTTAATATTTTTATAATTAAAAGCTTGTATAACTCTAAAATCTGTTCTATCTGTATTACCATATAATTCTTTTAACAATTCATCAGAAACTTGATTATTATATTCTGCTGCTAATTCTTTTGCTGCTGCATCCATAGCATTTTTTTTAAAATTAACATCTCCTTTTAAATCTCCACCAGGAAAAGCAAGAGTTTGTGCTTTATCAAAAGCAAGAGTTTCAATATCAGCTAATGCTTTTTCAGAAGATAGTAATACTTTTAATGCACCAGTATTAGTTTCTAAACTACCTTGTCCTTTTAATAATATATTAATGTCTGCGTTAGATACTGGATATAAATCTTTTACTTTAGATAATATTCTTGTTTTTGAAGTAGAATCAAATATTTGTTTTAATTTTACAATCTCCTCTGCGCTTGGTACAAAATCTTTATTATCTGCTTTAGATTGTCTATATCTTGTAATAACATCTCCATATCCTAAACCGATTGCAATTTCTTCTAGTGGTAAAAAGAAATCTTCCATTATACCAGTGATATCATAGTTTTTAGATTTTAACAATGTGTTATATGCTGTTTCTGTTGCTTGATAACCTACTTTACTTTTATCAAAATCTGATTGATATTTATCATATGCTTTTAAAATAAATTCTTCATCTATTGGTCTATACCTTTTTTCTTTACCTGTATTCAATGCTTTTATTCTTTCTGTTAGAGCTTTCATTTCTTGTAATTCTAATGCCTTAGATGCAAGCATACCTTTTTTCTGACCAACTGCAAATTTTGCAAGAGGAGATTTAGCTTGAGTTATTGGTTGATAACTTCCTGCTTCTATAATTGTTTCTAATCCTGATAAAAAATTTCTTCTTTTAGAATCATCACTATATACTTCATCTAATTTTTTAGATGTTGTATCAGCTAATGAATTAAATGCATTTCCTACTGTTGCAAAAAAACCTTTTTTTTCTTCATTATCATCTTTTCTATCACTATCAACTTTTTTATTTTCGTTTTCTAGTGCTTCACCAGTTACTTCAACTTCTACCCTATCTAAATCTTCTGCTGCCATTAAAAGAACCCTCCTAAAGCTTGACCAGCACCTGCTATTTGCATTAAAGGACTAGGTGCACCTACTGGAGTTCCTACAAAACCTGATCTTTCTTCTCCATAAGTTCTTATAGGAGCACCGGCTAAAGAACCTATCATTTGTCTTACTTGTCCCGCTGGATATTCTCTTTCTTCTATAAAATCTCTAAAGTTTTCTGCTAGTTGAGCTTGCTCTATACCTCTCGCTGTTGCACCGAATTGACCTAATCCTGCTGCAGCACCAGCAAGTCCTGAAAGTTGTGCTTGTGCAGCTTGTAATTGTGCTGCTCTATCAGCAGCAAATCTTTGTGCACCTGATTCAAAACCTGCTTGACGTAATCTTCCCGATACATCAGCAACTTGATCTTGAAATCTTTCTCTCGATAAAGCTCTTTCGACACCTTCTCTTGTTCCTCCAAAAGCTCCTGCTCCTACAGCTCTTGCAGATAAAGCTCTATCTCCCATTTGATATGCTTCTCCTAAATCTGATATTGTAGATTGAATTACTGCATTCGTATATGGATTCATATAATCTTGCATAGTTTGTGTATCAAAAGTTTGTGCACCTATTTGTGCTAATTGACCTGCTTGAGGTAAAATTTGTGTACCAAATACATTTGCCACTTGTTGTTCTTGCGGAGATAATTGAGCTATACGTTGTCCTTGAAATCCAACATAAGGTCTATTAAAAACATTCTCTGCTGTTCTTAAAGTTCTTTCTTGTATTTCTTTAAAATACTCTGGTATTTGAGAAGTCACTGTCTGTTGAGACGGTGCTTGAATAACTGTTGTTTTTGGTTTGAAAAGACTACCCATTGATTATATAAGTTCCTCCGATATTTTTATAACCTAATTTTAAAAAAGCATTATGTTTTCTAAAAACATCTTTTCCTTGCATAACCTCTAATATTGTAGTAAGATTATGTTTTTTTGCATACTCTTTTAAAACCAACATTATTGCACGAAAAGCTGTATAACTTCTATGCTTAGGATGTACATGTAACCATAGTGTTCTTAAAAATTTTTTGTCACTATACCAAGTATCATCTATTGTTGCAGCTAAAGTTCCTACAATAATATTTTCTTTTTCTAGTACTATAACAAAATTATGTTTAATGTAAAATACTATGTTTTCTAGTATTTTAGTATTATTTATGTTACCAAAGTTAAATGGTGCTTCATGTAGCCACGTTCTAAGACATTCTCGTATCTTAACAGCATCACTTATTTTAGCTTGTCTAATGTGATATTTATCTCTTTCCATCAGCTTTAATGTTAATTCTTATAGTTCCAAATCTCCAATTATCACCTACATCTTCGTTTTCTATTCTTAAACTAGATTGTCTACCACGGATCCTTGTATTATAAAACCTAGTTGTGTTGTTTACTGTAACAGCCTCTCCAGATGTTCTTGTATCATTAGGATAATCTCTTGTTTTTAATGTAATTACTGCATTACCTTCCATGTTTTGAAAATCTGGTACTACTTTATTAATAAAACTAAATTGTTCTCCGTCTGCTATATCTCCATCACCAGATTGTATAAAAGCTTGTAAAGCAGTACCATCAGCATCTACACCTGATTCATGTCTATAAATAAGACTTCTACCTTGTGTTAAACCATTGATTTGAACATAAGTATTGGCTGTAGAGTTTGCAAAATACTCTGATCCTAATGGATTTAGCTCTACACCATTATCTTGATATGTACTTCTTGAAAGATTACCGAAGTACCAACTTTGTTCTAAATAATTATAGATTACATATCTATCAATTTGATCAGAATTGTTAGAACAATAATACCATATGATTTCTGAAAAATTAGAAGTTTGTCCTGCATAAACTTGAGCATATTGTGTTTTATTTATATCATTAAATACATAATTCAATACACTACAAGGTATCTCTTGTACTGCACCTGCATATCTAAAAAATTGTCCATCTGACATCCAATATGCAATATCATCTACAACTATTGCAGCATTTAAACCAACAGATCCACAATCATTACCTAATTGCCTAAAACCAAAAATAAAAGGTGGACCTACAAATGACATAGAGTGCATATCTGTATCTGTCCAAATTAATATTGTACCTTTTGCAGGTTTAGCACATCTAATTTCGCTTCCACCACCTAATCTTTGTGATCCAGCTGAGTTTGTTGCATTAGCTGTAAACTGTTCAAAATTTTCTTGATCACTAAATCTAATAAACATTTTATCTTGACTCGAAGGTGTACCAATAGTGGTTTCTGTTCCCATTAAAATTAAATGTCTTGTTTCAGTTGATATTACATTTAAAGTACTTGCTGTTGGAACATTAGCTATTTCTGTTGCTCTATTATCAGATAATCCAGATGACGTATCAAAATAATATGTGCTTCCATCTCTTTGTGTAATAATTAAATCTTCTCCCCAATTATTAATAGACCATTGTCTTAAATCTAGAGTTACATTAGATGTAGTTCTTGGTGTATTCCAAGTAAGAGCATTCCAAGTTCCTGTACCCCAACCAAATCCAAAAGTTTGTTTATCTGGTCCTATTGATAATTGATATTCTGCTGTACAATTAGCAGTGGTTGTTACATTTGCAGAAGCTGTAACATTACTTGTAACAACATAAGCATCAGCATTAGTTATGGACGTAATTTCATATTCTGCATCTATACTCGTATTTGCAATACCACCAACATTGGCTACAGAACAATTAGAAATAGTTACAAAATCTCCGACAGCTGCTCCATGTGCTGCGTGATTTATTGTTAAATTTGCAGAACCTGTGGTTGTATCGAAAACTGATGTTAAATTAT